CAAAACTAATTTCAATCTCATCTAAGTTAGGATCAATCGCAGCAATCTGTTCTAAGGTAAAACTAGCAGATTTAGTAAAACCTAATACTTGGATATCAACATCGGCAGTTGACCAACGATCTAATACATAGTTATAGATAATAAGTTTATCTAATTCTCCCGTTGAGTTGGTTGAAGGATAGGCCCATACCACAATATCATTACCTGGATCAACAGTAGCACTAATACGATCTATATACGAACTCGTTGTAGATAGATCATTAAAGAAATATTTATTAACTTTGTTTGTACCAATCGGAATTGATTTGTTACCATCAAAAGCATAAAAACCATCTTCTGACAAGTAATAAGAAATACGACCATAGTTGGTAATACCACCTGGTACAAAAGCACCAAAACCTGATTGGACTTTATCGAATTGAAAGATAAAGGGAGTGCCTACATATTGCATACGATGAATAGATTTTTCTGTAAAGACAATTCCATATTCTCCACCAACTATTCCTTGAATTGCACCATGATCACCCACGATGTCTTGGAAATCAGATTGAGTGGTTTGAGACACAGTGAAGTCTGTAGGATCATTGAGAGCAGACCAACGAACTCGTTGTGGTTGATTTTCGTTATAAGCAGTAACTAAGAACTCTCCGATTACTGTGACGTATTTAGCTTTTAATGTTGTTAAATCACTAAAAAGAGTATCTGTTCCGATTTCAAACTTTTGTAAATTTTCAGTAATAGTAGAAGCAATAATATTATTACCAAAAATAGTAAACTGCCAAGCATCCGAAGAACCTAAACTATATCCGCCAGATTTAGAAACATCATCCCAAGTTGCACCATCCAACATATAGAGTTTACCTACATCTCCTGCAACAACTTTAATCGTATCAGTAGTAGAACGAGCAGCAAATAATCCTCTAGCTCTATCTGTAATAGCATCAGTAAAGGTTTCAATAGTCGGTAAAGGTTTATATCCTCTTGCGTAAGGAATACAGTTATTGGCAGTTAATAATCCTGGATTCTTAAAAGCAGGTTGATCGACTAATAATTCTTCAAATTTAATAGTAGGCATTTTGTATCTCTGTTGTTGTCTCGCTTGTTGATGTTACTTCTGTCCATGTCTCACTCGCATCAGAAGTTAATTCTGTATAACTTTCTGTAGCAATCGATGTTTCGGCATCCCAAATCTTTCCAATAATTCTAGAGTCAATATCAGTCGAGGCAACGACACTCGCAGTACCAGAATTGTTTCCTCTAATACGGATATAATCAATTAAAGTTGTCGCAAAGCCAAAGACACCACTTCCGCCAATTCTTTGTCTAATGGCAGTCGCAGTAGCACTAATAGCAGAACTAATAGAAGAGCTAGCAATCCGTTGTCTAATCGCATTTAAGGTTGTTGTAACAGCAGAGCTCAAACTTGCAGCGGCAAGATAAACAACAATAGCAGTAGCACTCACTGTAGCAGCGGCACTAATACTCGCATCAGCTATTCTTTGTCTAATTGCACTCGCAGTGGTTGTCGCACTAGAAGAAGCACTGGCACTACCATCAAAGATAGTAGCAGTCTGCCAAACAGAACTATCTAAAGAAAAAGGAATATCCTCAATGGATGTATATCCAAAAAGAGTTTCTAATTCTTCAAGAGTAAATGGCCCTGTTTGATCTGCCATTTTATGCTACTGTAATACTTAAATTACCTGAGGCTACTTTAAATACGTCTCCTGCTGCTATAGTTTTTGAATCTGTTAAAGAACCATGAAATAATAAGTTACCTGCTGTTGAGGCATCAAAGATTCCAAAGTGTGTTACA